TTAGAACGTAAGGTCATGGTATCAGGTAGAACCTTATGGCTAGGTGGAACTGATGTAGCCAAGAAGAGGGAAGCTAGTCAGTTTAATTGTGCTCATTTAAAAGTGGAGACTATCCATGATGTTGTTGACTCTTTGTGGCTCTTGTTACAAGGGTGTGGAGTTGGGTTCACACCTGTTGTCGGAACGCTATCAGGCTTTACCAAACCCATTGAAGAAGTTGAGGTCATCAGGAGTAAACGTATTAAAAAGGGAGGACATGAAGGAAATAGAGAGTCTTTCGATAGTGATACAGGGGTTTGGACTATTACAATTGGTGACTCCGCTGAAGCATGGGCAAAAAGTATCGGCAAGCTNCTGGCTTTCAAAGGGAAAGCTACAAAGCTCGTGTTTGATCTCACGCAACTTAGACCATCAGGACTACGACTCAGTGGGTATGGATGGATCAGCTCAGGGGATGGACCTATCTCTAAAGCATACTCAGCTATCGTTCAAATTCTAAACAAGAAATCAGGTCAGCTCCTGTCTAAGATGGATATCCTAGATGTAATGAACTGGTTAGGTACTGTATTAAGTAGCAGGAGATCTGCTGAGATAGCCTTGGTATACCATAATACTCCTGAGTGGGAACAGTTTGCCAGAGCTAAGGATAACCTTGGGGATACTCCTCATCGTAGTCAATCTAATAACTCTATAGTCTTTTGGGAAAAACCTACTTATGAAGAAATCGAAGAAGTCTTTAAGATCATTAAAGAATCAGGTGGATCAGAACCTGGAATCATCAATGGGAAGGAAGCTCGCAGACGAGCCCCTTGGTTCACCGGAGTCAACCCATGTGCCGAAATCCTTCTTGGAAATAAGAGTTTCTGTAACTTGTCCGAAGTCGATCTATCAAAATTTAGGGAAGACTCTGGAGGGTTGGAAAGAGCTATCTTCCTTATCGCTAGAGCAAACTATAGGCAAACCCTTGTTACTCTTGATGATGGAATACTCCAAAGAACGTGGCATGAAAACAATGAATACCTCAGACTTTGTGGAGTGGGACTTACAGGAATCGCCAGCCGTGAAGACCTCTCTTACTATGACTATAAAAGACTGAAGAATCTCGCGGTACATGGAGCTTACTCTATGGCTGATGAGCTAGGAACTCAAAGACCTAAGAATGTTACTACGATTAAACCTAGTGGGACTCTCAGTAAGATCATGGATACCACGGAAGGATGTCATAAACCTATAGGAAAATACATATTTAATAATGTAAACTTCTCTGCTAGTGATCCTATTCTCCCAAGGTTGAGAGAAGCAGGGTATCATACTATAACGAATCCTGTAGATGAGCATAATGTTATCGTTACTTTCCCTGTCAAGTGGGACAACATGAGATTCAGCAGAGATACTCATTCCAAGGAGGAACTTTATGTTAGCAACGAATCAGCTATTAGCCAACTTGAGAGGTACAAACTTCTCATGGATTCTTACGTTGAACAGAACTGCTCGATTACGGTTACTTACAAGGCAGATGAAGTCCCAACTATTATCGCTTGGCTCAAATCTAATTGGTCTTCTTACGTTGGTGTTAGCTTTCTTCCCTATGTTGATAATCAAGAAGTCTACTCCTACCTTCCCCAAGAAGTAGTATCTCAGAAAGTTTATGAGGAGTATGTAGCACAACTTACCCCTGTAGACTTAGATGAGGTAAAAGGAACTCATGAAATTGAGGATGATGAGTGTTTACAAGGAGTTTGTCCAGTAAAATAAGAATAGTCGTTATGCAAAGCGACTTTTTTCCACCCTCTAGGAGCAGTTTTGATTATGAGACAGTATAAAAATGATACTAGGTTGGTTATAAGTGATGGTTTGTTGGATACTTTGGATACAATCTTTCCAAATAAGCTCCCATCGTTCCTCGTTAATGAAGCTGAAATAGCTCAGTTGATAGGACAGCAACAGGTTATCACTTGGATTAAAGATAAGCAGGAAGAATTAAGAGATCAAAGTATTGAACATGAAGGACAAGTAACCATTAAAGGAGATTCGTAACGTGTTAGAATTGTTAAGTGTATTGATGTGTGGTGGAGCACCTCCACCTCCTCCTCCACCCCCACCTCCCCCACCTCCTCCAAGTCCTCCAGCTCCTATCGCTAAGGTAGAGCCTAAGACTAAACAGGCAAGCGTGAGGCAGAAAAAGAGAGGTAAAGGCTTAAGGCAATTTAGAACGAGAAGTAAACAAGGTGGACCTACTGGTTTGAACATAGGGTAGACTATGTGTGGACCAGTCGCAGCAGGAATAGCTATTGGAGCAGCAGTTGGAGCAACCACTTCAGCAATTACTGGTGGCGATCCACTCATGGGAGCAATCATGGGGGGCGCTATGGGTGGTTTTGCTCCTGGAGCCATTGGAGTATCAGCAACATCAACGGCTGGTAATCTTTTTGCTTTTAATGTTGCTGATTTTGCGATAGGTTCTGCTGTTAGTTTAGCTGGTAGTTATGCGATGAAAGCTATGACCCCACAACAAGCAGATTACAACCAAGCATTTACGGGTATGCAATACACACCACAAGCATATAACACTCAACATACAAAAGTTACAGGATCAGGTGGCAGACAAGCTGCTGCCGTACTAGCCTCGGAAATTAAACAAGCTAAAAAACTAAGACAAAGACAAGCAGGAGCAGAAGACTACGGCTTAGGTATGGCTACAACCGGAACAGGACTACAAATAGCATAATATATGTATACTTCAGTTAACAAAAAATATTCAAGTTTATGTGAGAAGCGACAGTGGTTCTTAAATCGTGCGTGGGATGCTGCTGAAGTAACTATTCCTTTTATTCTTCCAAGAAACTACAACCTTGACCAGGATCTTCCCACTCCTTATCAGGGTATCGGAGCTAGGGGGGTGAACAACCTAGCAGCAAAACTCCTTTTAACCCTCTTCCCCCCTAACTCCCCTTTTTTCAAGTTCCAGATAGATGACTTTACTCTACAGGAACTACAAGCTCAACGTGCTCCCATAGAAGAAGGACTCAATGCTATGGAACGTGCGGTCATGGATGAAGTAGAAGCTAAGGCCATGCGTGTCCCTTTAAGTGAGTGTTTACGTCACCTTATAATTACTGGTAACTGTCTTCTTCATGCTGATAAAAATAACAAGGTAAGAGTATTCCATTTAGATCAGTATTGTGTCAGGCGAGATCCTCAAGGAGAGATGCTTGAGGTTATAGTCCTAGAGAAGATGAGCCGTGAGCTTTACAAAGATGTCTTTGGTAGTACTCCTCCTAATGAAACTGGTACTAGTTCAGACAGTCAAGAGAAACAACTTAATTTATATACAGTAGTAAGAAGAAAAGATAATAAGATATATGTTCACCAAGAAGTTAACGATAAGAAGATTCCTAATACTAATTCTACTTATCCTTTAGATAAGAACCCTTGGTTAGCTTTAAGGTTCTCTTCAATTGATGGTGAAGACTATGGTAGAGGATTCGTAGAAGAATACTTAGGAGACTTGAGAGCACTTGAGGGTTTATCCAAGGCAATCCTGGAAGGTTCGGCTGCTGCAGCTAGAGCTATATTCCTTGTCAGACCTAACGGTACAACCAAACTAAAGACTATCTCTCAAGCTCCTAACCTAGCAGTACGACAAGGGAGTGCTGAAGATGTAACAGTACTCCAGATGCAAAAGTTTAATGATTTTAGGGTAGCTCAGGAAACTATAGCCCAAACTGAAAGAAGACTTGCTGCTGCTTTCATGCTGAACCAGAGTGTCCAGCGTGATGCTGAAAGAGTTACAGCAGAAGAGATCAGGTTCTTAGCTAATGAACTGGAGACTTCTTTAGGTGGGATCTATAGTTTACTTTCCCATGAGCTACAGTTACCACTCATTAAACGTATCATAGCTGTACTAGAACGAGAGAAAAAACTTCCCAAACTACCGGAAGGTGCGGTAGAGCCTGTCATCATAACAGGATTTGAGGCACTAGGGAGAGGTAACGATGCTAATAAACTGGCTACCTTTCTACAAACTGCTGCTCAAATACTTGGTCCAGAAGCCGTGTTAACTTATACCAATGCTAGTGATGCTCTTAAGAGATTAGGCGTTGGTTTTGGAATAGACATGAAGGGCTTGATTAAACCTGAAGAACAAGTTCAACAGGAACAGCAAGCTCAACAACAACAACAGATGATGGCTCAGGCAGGATTGGCAGCGACACCTAATGCTGTTAATCAGGCGGGCGAAATGATAAGGGAGCGACAAGCTAATGGCAACGAAACCCAATAAGAAAAAGAAGAAAACACCGGAAACTAGTGTTACATCCAAGACTCAGTTCAAAGATGTAGACAGAACAATGGAGGTTGTAGAACAACGAGCTGGTGTAGCTACAAAGAATGGATTACCATCTACCTACACTAAGATTAAACTACCTAGTGGAACTATAAAAGAATCATACGGAGAGCGATATGGCCAACCAGATAACAGTTGAAAGTGAAGCTCCCCCAAGTATGGATGAATACAACAGGGAGATGGCATCAAAAGCTACCCTTGCAGAGAATACTATTGATCAAGGTGTAGTTCCTTTAGAAGA